TCAAGCCGTAAGAAAGAGAACTATATGCTACCTACCCCTGAAGAGCTCAATGTACCTGAACAACTTTAAAAAAATAGTTGATAACAAATATTAATGAATCTATTATGATTTTTATAAACCAAAAGGAGGTGAAATAACAAATGATTAACTACAATAGCACAGATCTTCGTCCGAAGACTTTCTACGTAACGATGGAGCGTAACCGTAATGGTTCCTTTACCGTCAAGCGCGCAAAGGTTCTCGAGAAGACCAACCAGTTCGCACGCACGATTAAGCGTATTGATGCAAGAGATCTTACTCGCGCCATCCGCACTAATGACATTACCGTTGCCTAATTCGGTATAACAATGAGAAGACCGGCTGTTACTACTTAGCAGTCGGTCTTTTTTTGTCAACTATTTTATTGCCTTTCCTTTTTAACCGCCTTACTATTATTTTTATGAATGCAGCAGAAATTAACGCACGCTTTAAAAAAAGCTTAGCAAAAGACCCATCAGTCCTTACCTGTATTGTTACAGGCAAAACACGTCCAACTAACAGTGCTTATTTGGAAGATAAGGCTAAGAATATTGGCTCTAAAGAAGAGTTTATTAACCACTATATATGTCGTGAGGCATTAACAATGCTTAAACAAGGAAGAACAGTGTGGGATGTTCGATTTGCACTCGGTGTTTCTACTGATGTTGTACCTCCAAACGAATCTGTTCTCAAACGCGCTTTAGAACTTAATGGAAAATAGTTCTTGTAATTCCTTTCTAATTCCAATATACTGATAGTATGAAAATTAACCTAGAGAGTACGTCGTTTACAGCAGTCAAAGATGTTATGATCCCAGAGATCTATAACCGTCGAGTAAAATCAAATATCCCTGAGATTGATGATATGTTCGGTGGAGGTATGCTCCCTGGATCGGTTACAACCATCTCGTCAAAGGCAGGAGTTGGTAAATCAACAATGGTTCTTCAGATTCTTGACGGAATGACTAAAAATGGCCATAAAGTTGGGTTCGTGTCAGCAGAGGAGTCCATTCATCAGGTTGCTTTTGCCTGTAGGAGACTTGGTATCAACGATGTTGGTATCTGTAATGAAGCTAACGCTAGGAAGATTATTGGTTTTATGGACACAGTTGACGTTATTGTTATTGACTCGTTCCATGCCGTTGATACTGGTAATATGGAGGAGAAGCAGTTTATTGAGACTCTTATTAACAAGGCTAAGGAGACAGAGTGTGTTGTCATTATTATCTGTCATCTTACGAAGGGTGGTGTTATTAAGGGTACGAATTTGCTTACCTACGCTGTTGATGTCAATATTTTCGTTGAGATTGCAGCAGAGGACCCGGGTCTTCGTCGTATCTTCTTTACTAAGAATCGTTTCGGTCCTGGGATTGACTATACCTGTGCCTTCACTAGTCGTGGTTACGACTTTACCGCTGTAGCTCCAGGTGAGAAGGAGACTAAGAACAAGAAAGCCGAGCGCAAAGATGCTGCTAGGGAGGCTATCCTTAAGATTGAGGGTAGGTTTACTGTTTCAGATGTCTGTGAACTACTTCAGGTTGATGCAACCAGGGCTAGTTGTCTCCTTAGAGAGTTGACGACTGAAGGAAAGCTTTTAAAGAATAGTCTCCGCGGAAATAAAGCAAAGTGGAAGAATAATGTAGTGGAAGCTACCATCACCCAACACTAATTAACTATATGTCAGGAAAGGGAGATAGACCAAGACCAGTAAATAAGAAAAAGTACTTTAGTAACTATGAGGAGATTAAATTCTCTAAAAAGAGAGTCTCTAAGGACGAAAGTTTTACTAAAGTAAAAAATAAATTTACTAAGACGTATTAAGAATTTATTCCTCGATAGCTCAACGGTAGAGCGGAGTCCTGTTAAGACTATGGCTGTTGGTTCAAATCCAGCTCGAGGAGCCAATTTATTACCCTTTGGTGTAACGGTAACACATCTCCCTTTGGAGGAGAGATTCATGGTTCGAATCCATGAGGGGTAGGTTTTAATCTTGCATACAATATAAAAGAATATACAATAATATCATGACGCCTGAGAAATTCGAAGCTCGTAATCATAAATTGCGTTGTGACTTTGCTGATTATAAAAATTATGAGAAATCGTTTCGCAGTAAATTTAATGACTTCTTATATGACAAGTTTGGTGTAAGAAAAGTTTGGCAGCTTATTCCATTTGTTCCGCGGTGGGCTGATATTTATTATTACGAAAAGATTCGCCCTATCTTCAGTCCACAGAATAAGCGTTATCGTAAAATCATTCCTCGTACCTGGACTGATGTATCTCATCTTATAGAGACAGTTAATTTTGAATTCATTAAGGGGTTTTACGAGAATGAATACTTACATGGTAATACAGATTGGGAAGGTACAGGAGAGCATGCTGTAGAGTTTGCTAAATGGCTTGAGTCTGCTTACGATTATATTACAATTGAACGTCCAAGGCTTGAGAAAGATATGGACAATGCCTACCCACCTCTACGACATATGGAAGAATGGTTTGTACCGTGTGAGACAGATGATAAGGGTAAGGTAACAATGCTTAAGATGAAAGAAGACGGTAAAACATACGAAGAAAAGTATGGAGAGGTTAACCGTCTTGAACAACTTATTCAGGATAAGGATCTAGATATTCTTACTCAACTTGTTAAATATCGTCACTTCTTTTGGAATTAATTTTAATGGGTAGGTACCGAAGTGGCCAAACGGAAGCGATAGTGGATTGTAATCTCGCTGACACTAAGTGTCTTCGTTGGTTCGAATCCAACCCTGTTCACTATTGCAAACAAATTTTAATGGGTAGGTACCGAAGTGGTCTAACGGGGGGCTCTGTAAAAGCCTTGACATTGTCTTCGCTGGTTCGAATCCAGCCCTGCCCACCATTTACAAAATATGAAAAGATTAATCATTGACGGTAATAATTTAGTACACCGTGCTTACTGGGTATCAAAATTACAACCAACCTTTAATGAACATTTTCATATTCATTTATTCTTAACAAGTGTAAAGAACTATATTGTACAGTATAAACCTGATGTTGTTTATTGTACTTGGGATGAGAAAGCTGACTATAAAATCAATAAGAGGAAAGAACTTCTTACAGAGTATAAAGGCAATAGAGATCAGGAGAGGAATAAAGAGGTCCATACAAATAACCATATTATTAAAGAGCTTCTAGAGTATCTAGGTATAAAGAGTGTTATCTCTCAGTCATATGAAGCCGATGATGTAATGGCTATTTTTAATCATTTGTATCCTGAAGACAGAAAGATTATTATTACTGTCGACAAGGATATGTGTCAGCTTATTAGTAAGGATACAGTCGTATTTGACCCTATTAGGAAGGTAGAATTTAATCTTAATAATTTTAAAGAACATATTGGTTATGAACTTGTTGACTTTGTTAAAATAAAAGCTCTTACAGGCGACAAGTCAGATAATATTCCAGGTATTAAGGGATTCGGTAAGGTAAAGATTAACAAATTTCTTAATAATGAATATGAAATGACCGATGAAGAGAAAATAGTATTTGAAAATAATCTCAAACTTGTAGATCTATCTCTTACTCTTTCTGATAAAGAAGAAGTACAGTTTGTTAAAGAACAATTTGACACACCTGTTGAAACTAGCTTTGAATCATTCAAAAATAGGTGTATAGAATTACAGTTTAATCAGATTACAAAGAGTATAGATACTTGGTATAATATCTTCTTCATGAAGTCAAAACTATTAGAACTTCTTGGATAAATATTATATATGTCTCTTCTTGATACCTCTTTTCCACCTCACGATTCGACACCAAAGATAGATAAAAATACTATAAAATGGAGCGGATACTTTACTACATCTGAACAAGCACAAGAGGATTTAGATATTAAGACAAAACGATTTGCAGCTACAGAAGATAAATTAATATTGAGTGCCAAGAAGGAATTCGTAAATAGACATTTTAAAGGATATTTTCTTTACTGCTTTACTGTAATCTTAACAAATAAATGAATTTTAAAAGAATATTTGAATCTCTCCTTACCGAATCTAGACACTCAAAAGCTAAAGCCGGTTATGTAGCTCATCCTGTTAAGGGTCATAGATGCATAAACTGCACTATGTGGCGTTCACCTAATGGATGTTCTGCTGTATTAGGAAAAATATCTCCTGATGGTTGGTGCAAGTGGTTTAAGAGAACACATAAAAAGACATAAGATAGTAGCTAGAAACTTGACCGTTATTTAGTAAATAATATGATACGGTCATGACAAATTACGAGTTATCAAAATTTTACGAGAAAACAGTTTTAAAGCCTGATGAAAAGGTCTTAAAGCAGCTAAAAGAAGAGGCTCTTGCTGTAGAGAACACTGAAAACAAGAAACTCTATGTTTCACTCGGTGAAATGTATAAGGAAACTGTATTGAGAGTTGATGAGACTGTAGTTAACCCTGATTTAACAGACGTATATCTTAATAATTTAGATGCTTTAACCGACGAACAGAAGAAACAACTCGAGTTACATCCTGAGTATAAGAAAAGACTACCTCATAAACTGTCTCTTAATCAAAAGAGAGCTATATTTGAGTCAATGTCCAAAGAGCAGTATCTAAAAATTCAAAGTGAACGTCTAAACTTAGAGAATGGTATGATCAATCCGTCAGATGGTGGCGGACCTAAAGTTATAAATTCAGAACCTACATACGATTCAGACGCTACAGTGTACTTTGCTTCAGTAGCATCAAATGGAGGTACAATAACTACTGCAAATAAGACAGCATTTAATGATGCATTCTTATCTCTAAAGTCCACGAACGCTAATGATGGATACTCTCTTTGGTCTCATATTAACCAAGGCTACTTCTTTTTTGGTCAGGAGTCTTATTCTAATGGACTCTTTGTTCCTTTCTATAATACAAATGTTGGATCCGGTCTCCAGCCTATTAATACTAGCATTGCTACCCCGAATGGTACTGCCTTTACCTATACAAAGTCTGGAGGATTAGTATTCGATGGTTCAACAAACTATATTGATACTGGTATTAATAACGCAACCACAGGTACCTGGCCGGTGGTCGCGACTACTGGACCTTCTACTAATCGTCATGGATATTCCTATATTACTAATACAGGTCAGAGTTTTGGAGGAGGCATTAGCTTCGTACCCTTCGGTCAAGGAGCTAGTACCTCATCTCGTGCCTTTCAACTTAATTTAGGATATAATGGTATCAGTAGAAGTGGAAAATTATATAATAACTCCCCTACATCAGGAAACATTAGTACTTCTCAAATATTTGTAGATGGTGGTTGGGGTATACCGAGTGCTCTCTATAACGGAGGTACAACTATAAACGCCGTCTTTGGTAACAATCGCGGGGCTTCTGTTTCTGTCGCTGTCCCCACTGCCGCTTCCCTTATTAATTCTAACATCTATATAGGTTATGGAGCAAATAATTTTTCAAGTGGTAACTTCTTATCTTCAACGTTTGGTTGTTCGTTTAATGGAGGAGCTGGAGACTTTGCACTTCTAGACAGTATTATTAATACATTAAAAACATCTCTTACCTAAGGCCATTACCTGAAGTAGATTAATATGAAGATTTTTCTCGATATGGATGGTCTCCTAGTTAACCTTTTTGACAAGGTGGCACAGGGCATGATTGGTAAGCCATATAAAGATCTTACCGAACAGGAAAAACTGAAAACAAAGCAAATTTGGATAGATAGAAAAGGTAAAGCAAAGGAATTCTTTGATAAGCAAGGAGGGGTAGAGAAGTTCTTTGCTGATTTACCGAGCTTCGGTCCTTTAACAAATGCTATTATTGATACGGTAGTTAAAGAAGTTGGTGGGTATAGTATTTGTTCTTGTCCAGCTGGTATAGATATGAAAGCCTCAGAAGCTGGAAAGAGAATCTGGATACACAAACATCTTAACCCACTTCCGGATGATATGTCATTTGTTAGAGATAAGACAGTTAACGTAATTAATAAAGAAACAGGTAAACCGAATGTTCTTATTGATGATTTCCCACCTTATATAAAAGCTTGGAGAGACGCAGGTGGTATTGCCATAGAAATGCGTACAGATAGCTTTAATAGCCCAGAACAGGTAAAATCCTTTCTAACCAAGGAGCTCAAGGCTGCGAAGGAGCAAATAGATGGACCCGCTGTAAAGGAATCCTATGATATAGTTGTAAATAGAATTCTTTCTGAATTTTCTGCTTGAGCTTCATAAATTAGACTATATATTAAAAGAATAGGAGTAGTAATTACTCATTGATCTTTGATAAATAATTTTCGGGGGCGTACTGGTTTCGACTTATACTCGAAGTTTGTATTGCACGTAGTGGTTGATCGGTTGGCCACTTTAAAAGCCGTTCAAAAAACTAAATGCAGAAGATAATACTGACGCACTCTTGGCAGAAGCCGAGTACATCCTAAACAACGCAGCAGAGTTCCTCTGTGACGTTGAGGAAGAAGTCCTCGCTGCCTAAAAACTAATACTGGATCCTATTAAAGGTGTTAGAGAGTATAAACAAGTAGGTGAATCAATCATGTGTCGGTTCAGTAAAACAATCATGAGAGTGGCTGTGAACTCTTCATCATAGTAGGTAGGACTCTAAACATGGATTGGTCGATGACACCAGGTTACCTTAAGTCAACCAAAGTACGAAGTCATTCTAAGCGTGTAGAAGTACAAATAGAGCAGTATAAACACAGGGGTTCGACTCCCCTCGCCTCCACCACTTTATATAAATATATATATATATGGCTTCTACGAGATTAGTACATACAAGAGATATTGCTCTGGGTAAGATTCCTGTTGATGGTCCACAACGATCGCCACAATGGGCAAGTGCTCGGAAAAAACATCTTGTTAATAATCCAAAGTGTGCAGTATGTGAAGGAACCAAAAGCCTTAACGTACACCATATTAATCCCTTTCATTTACATCCTGAACTAGAATTAGACCCAAATAATCTTATTACCCTTTGTGAAGATGCAAGTTATGGTATTATTTGTCATATTCTAATCGGACATCTTGGAAACTACAAAAACGTAAATCCTAATTCCGTAGAAGATGCTAAAACTTGGAATTTAAAATTAAAGGAGCAAAATTACGAAACAAGCTTGCCAGTTCCGTTATCAGGTGTTAATATAGATAAATAAATTAACGCCCGGTTAGTTTAATGCTAAAACGGGGGTTTTCGGTCTGTTAGTTTAATGGTAAAACGGGGCTTTTGTAAAGCTTTGATGTCAGTTCGATTCTGTCACGGACCTCCAATTTTGATCGTTAACAATTTCATGTGTCGGTGGCAGACAAGAAATGCAACGGCCTCCAAAACCGTCACAATGTGGGAGCGTTACCCACCCGGCATGCCAATTTTAACAGAACTCGGTGTATACCTCTCCACGAACGATCGCGAAAGCTTGTGTGATGCATCTCGGGTCATCGTAAGTCATAACAAAACTAGAACATAATTCAGGACGCTGGAGGTTTTTAGGACAAAAAGACTTACACCAATTTCATGCGGGATAGACTAGAGGTCAAAGTCAGATGTCTCATAAGCATCAGCTTGAAAAAGCGCGCTGGGATTCGAATCGAATCCCAGCCCTGCCATTTTCTAGTTGCCACTTCCTTATTCAGGCACTATATTAAGAGAATAAGAATTGATCTTTGATAGTACATTTTAATAATTTGACCGTTCGCAGGCTCGATCGAAAGAGCTACCGTACGTGTGCGTGACTAGGTTGCTCTGAAAGGCCTTCATCAACCGGTGCACAAGGATGGATTAACCACCCCGGTCATACAAATTAAGTTCCCGCGTTGTAGGTATAATCTGCGGGAGAGATACGTTGAGTTGTCTGTTGGTATGTTAGTAGACGTATTTTCAGAGGGGGAGCCAAAAACCTACATACAGCTTTGATCCCTTGCTTTATTAAACACAGACTGGACGGCGCGCTGGCTCCATGCCGGTACCCGTTGAGGAAAGAACAAAATCCGGAACAAAAGCTTTTCAAATACCATAATTTTCTTTAGTAATGCTACCAGTTGCCGGTCTCAAGTCCGGAAAGAGTTCGCTACTCCAGAAACGCAGAGAGATAAAGAAACAGAAAATCAGAGTTCGAACTCGCCCCTATTGCCCTGATCAGGCAGTAGGGGTTTTCTGTGTTCTGGAACGATTAAATAATAATGTGCTTGAACCGCTTGAGTGCGCTATGGTGGGTGTTTTTACTTTAGGCTTCTTAACAGCTTATTGTTTTATGTTTTTCTTTGTACTTGTAGATAAGGTTGCAAAGTATTTTAAGGGAATTCAAAAATAGTTCTTGAATTCCTTTTCGAGTGCCCATATTATAAAGGGGTCATGAGTACAACAACACTAGATAAGTTCGCTGCCAAGAGCAACGATATTCGCCAGACGCTGCAAGGCTATACCCTCGCACCTCTGGATATTGAGTCCATTGAGAAGAACGGAAACAACTTCTCATATAATAACAACCGTCTAGCTGGTACCTCTCTTAAGAGCCTCCTCGGAGTTCTTGGAGTTAAGGATCAGCTCGTTAACGAGATTAAGGATGATAGCGCCCAGTGGGCTCCTCTCCATAATGCTCTTACGAACATTAAGAAGAACAAGCGTGTAACAGCGATTGTTAACAACCACAACAACGAGATTGTTAACATCTTCGATCGTCCTATTAAGGAGGAGCGTCAGATTGATCTCTCTAATGGTCTCCGATATACAGAGGCTTTCTTGACGGATAACGAGAATAATCTCGAGCTTCAAAACTTTGATTTCGATCCTGTTAATATCAGTATCGCCATCAACTTCAAGAACCCAGAGTCTGATATCGATGTTTTCGGTGATGGGAAGGATATGTGGAAAGGTGGTTTTGGAATGAACTTCTCACTCAACAAGTCTCAGTTCTATCCATATCTCCTTCGTTTGGTTTGCTCTAACGGAATGACAGCTGTCCATCGTATGGCCCAACGCTTCATTGATAGTGCAGACTTTAGCCAAAAGACCTTCGACACCCAGGTTCGTAAGTTTATGACCGGTGACGCACTCCGTCAGGAAGTCTCCTCTAACGCTAATCGCCTTCGTGGAAACAATGCTTCCCTTAGGGAGTTCAATGCTGCTCGTGGTCTTACGATGAAGTATGATAAGGAGCTTGCAGTAACAGCGTTCTCCGATCACGAGATTCGTGCTCGTTATAAGGAAGCTGGTATTGATCTCAATAAATCAAAGGGTACTCGTTGGCAGTCAACGGCTAACTCTAACGTTAACGCTTACGATCTCTTCAACAAGATTACAAACGTTGCTACTCACAGTGTCTCCGATAAGGACGTAGCCTTTAGGATGGAGCTCAATCGACTTGCTTCTGAGTTGTTCTTCAAGGGACCGGATTTTGCATCGGTTGCACCAGATCCGTTTCGTGAGGTTGCACCAGCAAATCTAGTTGCCTAAGTAATCAAAGTAAACCGGGCGGGCCTCTGCACATGCAAGCTATCTCGCGCCCGGTCTTCTTTGCGGAGGTGTAGCATAACGGTTAATGCACTTGTTTACCAAACAAGACACTGTCAGTTCGAATCTGATCACCTCCTCCAATTTTACGTCGCTATCGTCTAACGGTTAGGACACCGGATTTTCATTCCTGTAATCGGGGTTCAATTCCCCGTAGCGATGCTAATTGATATTAAATAATAATGATAAGTTATCTTGACTCGAATACCAATGGTTATATACTTTATATATGAAATGGTTACTAATATTTTTAATTAGCATATTGAGTCTTAAAGCTCAAACCTCAGTAGCGTATTCTCCAATATATGGATACGATACAATGTCCTTTCCTGGAGGGTGGTGTATTATTATTGATCCTTTTGTCAATCCCCCTATCTATAGTGGTAATGCAGTAGTGGATGGAACTACATTTACTATTAATAATGTTTTAACAAATAACATTACTGATATTCCTTATTATGTTGAAGTTACNAGTACNAACTATAATGGATATATCTTTGATATAACTACTAATACTAAAAACATTATTACAGCTANGAATGTACCNCNTGAACTTCAAGGACAGACTTTAGCNATTAATGTTAGACAGCATGTTACTCTTCAACAATTTGTTTCCAACTCTACAGGTCTTCAAGACTACTCTGATGCTCTTTCTACACCTGATGGCAATGGAGGTTGTGTAACATACATTTATATTTCAAACGGAATAGTATCTGGAGATTATGTAACACCTGCCAACAATACTATTCTCTATCCTGGAGAAGGATTGATTATTAATAATAGTGGAAATATTAGCTTTACCTTTGTAGGGGAGCTAGTATATACTAATGATATAAGATAACGGAAGTGTGGCTGCTTGCCAAGCAGATTAGGAGAGTTCGATTCTCTCTAGCCGCTCCAATTTGTGTTCCCATAGTGTAGCGGTTAGCACCAGCCCCTTTCACGGGCTTAGCAGGGGTTCAAATCCCCTTGGGAATGCCATTTATAAAAGATAAACATGAAGTATAAACTCAAAAAAATTTATCCAGGGATTTATCTCTGTACGATTAAAGATATGTACGATTTGACGATGACGTTTTGCAGGGTTCAAGAGTTCTATGAATCGCCGTTTAAACAGATTCGTAATAAGAAGTTCCAACTACTTGAGTTCATGAAATTGTACTCAAAGAAGAATGGTTCTTTTACCTACGCCCAAGACTGGGGCGGCTTTAATGTGCCAGGAAAGATAATAGCTAAGCTTTATGAAGTTGGTATTAGTGATTACAATATCTACGATTCTGTCATTGAAGAGATTCATAAAGCAATTAATAAAGAGATAAAGGAAAAGAATAACTATTATCTTATTGCAGCAGATAATAATAGTAAAACTGTAGAGCACGAACTGTGTCATGCCTTCTATACACTTAACGATAGCTATAGAAAAGATGTCAATAAGGTTCTTAAGAAACTAAAGAATATTGTTTATAAGAAAGCATCAAGAGCTCTCTTCGATCTAGGGTACGGTAAGTCAACTCTATTAGATGAGTTTCAAGCATACTTTATTACGGACTTTACTTCAATTAGAGATAACTCAAAGCTAACTAAAAGCGAACTGTGTAACTTGACAGATGTATCCTTAGAACTTAAGAAGATCTTTAAAGCGTGTAAGAAGAGTTATAATAACTAATTGACTATCCGATGATTTCGCTTATAATATATGAATCAATAATTTAAGGAGCGTTGTCTGAGTCTGGCTTAAAGAAATTGTTTACTAAACAATCGTACCCTTTGAAGGTACCGGGGGTTCGAATCCCTCACGCTCTATTTGCTTCTTGACTTAATTCTTAAATACGTTAATATAGATGAATCATGGGGAGTTGCTAGAGTGGTTTAATAGATCGGTCTTGAAAACCGAAGAACCGAAAGGTTCCGTGAGTTCGAATCTCACACTCCCTTTATCTTTTTGTTGACTATAGTAGTAATAATTGTTAGAAACTTTTGTGAAGTTGATTCTTTAAAATGCTTTTGCGCTGTTGTATTAATTACACATAACTCTATACCTCGCGCAAAACACGCTTGCATTTTTCTCTCGTCATTATTTTTCGACATTTTTAATTTTTCTTCACCGTATATCGGCTCATAATGAAAAATACCGTTTAATTCAAAAGCCAATTTTAACTCAGGTATAAAAATATCCAATTCGGAATTAATAGCATCTTTACGATTATAATGCATAACTATATCAGGATATATTTCTCTTAATTTTTGCTGTAACCATATCTCTAGTTTTGAAATATGAATACCTCGTGTTTTGTGCGTATTATGATATGTTGACGCGCAGGATTTTGAACAGAATAAATGCTTAGGGCGGTTACTTTCAGCTCGCCTTCTTTCAAAAGAAATATTACAATTTGTACATGTACACTCAACTCGTTTTTTTTGTGAATCAGTAGAGCATTTTCTACTACAGAAAATTTTTGTATATTTTAAACGTATTTGATCTTGAATATATGTCTTTCTGTTCATATACTGTCTATTACAATGCATGCAAATGACGGGTAATTTATCAGCGCATTTAGCCTGATTGAATTGTTTTTTCGTAAATAGAAAAAAATCTTTGATTTGCATATAAATATTTATGGCGGGTAGACTAGTTTTTATATCATAAAAACACCTCAGTCATCCGCCAATTTTAACGCGTAGGTGGCTGAGATGGCCCAAAGCAACCCTCTGCAAAAGGGTACAACCACTGGTTCGAATCCAGTCCTACGCTCCATAAATACTCTTATGACATTTAAAGAGTATATAGCGGAAAAGAACATAGACGCTCCTCGTCACCCCGGTATTCTTAAACGCCAGGTTAAAGGCAAACTAACCTGTTCTAAAGCTCGTAGACTAGAGGGTAAAGGTGGTTTAACTGCTAAAGCAGCTCGACGTTATCAAAATTATCACTGCCAATAATACACATATGAAACAAAAATATTACACATTACTCGCGTATTTCTTTTATTACCTCGGTGATATATTATGGGGGATAATCTGCTGGACAGATTGGAATGAAATTACACGTAAGCTAATTTGTGGTCCATGTTGGTCGGGATATCAAAAATGTATGCATATTTCATTAGATTACGATGAAAAGGCAGGTTACGTTGTATGGAAAGAGCCGATAAATAAATAAAAAACCTATAGTAGACGGTTGCTTTTATAGTATTCAAACAATAAGTAGTCAGACATATGAAGACTATTATCGAAACAACAATTAAGAATGATACCAACAAGGACGAGACGACATGGTCTGTTGTTCTTGATATGGATGAGCTTACGAAGGTTGCTGCAACTCGTGGAGCCCAGGGTGCCAATGAGGCTCTTGATGGCTTTGTAAAGAAGTATGTAGGTCAGTTTAAAGAGAAGTTCGGAGCTGCAATCAACAAGTAATTACCTTACCCGGTTAGTTAAATTACTTTATTGGTAATCTAATTAACCGGGTTTTTACTGTTTATGTATCTTGAAAAATGGTATTATTTATCATATAATCAGCTTTAGAAAATAAACAAAAAGAGTCAATTCAACCGTGTGATTGCCTCAAAGTTTAAAATAAATACAATTACAATATATGATCTTCGACGAACAAATCTCTCGCAAACCTAATAATTATAAATGGACAGAAGAATTTATTGAAGCCATGCACAATGGCTTCTGGACAGATAAGGAATTTAATTTTAAATCCGATGTCCAGCAATTTAAAGTCAATTTAACTGAACAAGAGCGTGAGATCATTATTCGTACCCTATCTGCTATCGGTCAGATTGAGGTTGCAGTAAAGACATTCTGGGCAAAACTCGGTGATAACCTACCTCACCCTTCTTTACAGGATCTCGGGTACGTTATGGCTAATGTCGAGGTTATTCATAATAACGCTTATGAGAGATTAATTACAGTTCTAGGATTAGAAGATGTATTTCAAGAGAACCTTAAATTGGAGTGGATTGAAGGTAGAGTTAACTATCTCAAGAAATACACACGTAAATTTTATAAGGATTCCAAGAAGCAGTACTTATATGCATTGATTCTGTTTACTCTTTTTGTCGAAAATGTATCCCTCTTTAGTCAGTTCTATGTTATTAATTGGTTTGCACGGTTTAAGAATGTTCTCAAGGATACGGATCAACAGGTAAAGTATACTAGAAACGAGGAGAACATTCATGCCCTTGTTGGAATTAAGATTATCAATACCATTAGAAAAGAGCACCCGGAACTGTTTGACGAAGAGTTAAAAGAGCGTATCTTACACGAGGCTCAAATGGCTTTTGAGGCTGAGGCAAAGATTGTTGATTGGATGGTTAATGGGATTAAGGAAGAGGGATTAAGTGCTCCTATTCTCAAAGAGTTTATTAAAAATAGGATTAACGAATCACTTAAACAAATTAAATTTCCAAAAGCGTTTACAGTAGATAAAGAAATTCTATCTAATACAATGTGGTTCGATGAGGAGCTTCTTGGAAATAATATGACCGACTTTTTCCATAGCAAGCCGACGGAGTACGCTAAAAAGAATCAATGTTTTGACGAAGACGCGTTATTTAGTTAAATAATATATATTCTACAGGTCGTGTGGTATAAGTAAAGATATGAAAAAACCATATTTTTATATTGTAAAACACATTCCTAGTCGGAAATATTATGCGGGATGTAAAATAAACTCTAAGGCCGATTCCTCTGATTTTATGACAGAAAGAGGATATCAAACTACTTCGAAGGTGATTAAAGACTTAATCATTAAAGACGGATTAAGTTCTTTTGAAACAATAAAAATAAAGCACTTTGAAACCCCAGACAAGGCCTTAGCTTATGAAATGAAGTTCTTAACTAAAATTAATGCAGCAGAACATTCATTGTTTTTTAATAAGCACAATGGGGGTAAAAATTTCGTAAACAAAGGTGGATATAAATTATCAGAATCAACAAAACAAAAGATGAGAAAGCCGAAGTCTAAGGAAACGATTGAAAAACAAAACCAGGAAAAGAGAACAAGAAGCAAGGAAGTCTACAAGAAAGCAGTTGCAACCAGAAAACAAAGATATCCTAGCTGGCATACAGCAGAACAAATCGAACAAATAAAATTACACAATGCTATTTGGTGGAACGAAGAAAACAGAAAAAAACATTCTGAAAAAATGAAAGAAGTTCACAAGTCGAATCCTATAAGTGAAGAAACGAGACAAAAACTTAGAGAAAGAAGCAAAGGTTCTAATAATAGTATGTTTGGTAAAACACACAACGAAACTACTAGAGAAAAAATGAAAGCAGCTTGGGCTAAAAGAAAAGAAAAGAAGACTCTTGAATAGAGATAAATTAAATATACAATAAATAACACAACATGAACAACGACATCTATTGGCTTAATAAGGACTCAAGGAAGTTTCTTGAGCGAGGGTACCTCCTTGAGGGAGAGACTGCTGAACAAAGAATCGAGGGTATTGCAAGAAAAGCTGAAAAGATTCTTGGTATAAAGGGATTTGCAAAAAAGTTTGAAGACTATATGGCTCAGGGCTTTTTCTCATTAGCATCACCGATCTGGTCAAACTTCGGTAGAGACAGAGGATTACCTATAAGTTGTTTTGGATCGTACATTCCTGATAACATGGATGATATTTTATACAAAATGGCGGAAGTTGGTGTTATGTCAAAAGTTGGCGGTGGTACATCTGGATACTTTGGAGCAATTCGACCAAGAGGTACCCCCATCTCTTCAGGCGGTGAGGCAACAGGGGTACATCATCAGCTATCAGTCTTTGACTCATTGACAAATTACATCTCCCAAGGCAATGTTCGTCGTGGTTCGTTTGCAGCCTATCTTCCTATTGATCATGAAGACATTGAAGAATTCTTAAAAATTCGATCAGAAGGTGATGCTATCCAGGAACTATCAATTGGTGTCTGTGTATCTGATAAGTGGATGAAAGAGATGACTGAGGGTGATAAGGAGAAGCGTAGGATCTGGGGATTGGTAGTTAAGAAGCGGTTTGAGTCAGGTTACCCTTATATCTTCTTTAGTGATAATGCTAACAAACAAGCGCCTCAAGTCTATAAAGATAAGAAGCTTAAGATCAATCACTCAAACCTTTGTTCAGAGATATTTTTAAGCAACTCAGCTGATGAATCATTTGTATGTGATTTATCATCGCTTAATCTCGAAAGGTGGGAGGAATGGAAAGACACAGATGCAGTTCAGACTATTGTCTATTTCTTAGATGCTGTAATGTCAGAATTTATTAGTAAGACAGAAGGAATGAAGTTTATGGATGCACCTAGAAAGTTTGCCATTAATCAGCGCGCTCTCGGTGTAGGTGTTCTTGGTTGGCATTCACTTCTCCAATCGAAGATGATTGCTTTTGAATCTATGGAAGCAAAGATGCTTAATAATACTATTTGGAAAACAATTCGTGAAAGAGCAGATATAGCAACAAGAGATCTTGCTGAGTTGTTAGGTGAGCCTGAATTACTCAAAGGATACAATCGTAGAAATACTACAACTCTTGCTGTAGCGCCAACAACATCTAGCTCATTTATTCTCGGCCAAGTGTCACCTTCTATTGAACCACAGAATAGTAACTACTATGTAAAGAATCTTGCTAAGGGTAAATTTACATTTAGAAACCCTTATCTCAAGCAGCTTCTTAAGTCTAAGGACCAAGATACAGATGAAATTTGGAAGAATATTCTCGAAAAAGGCGGCTCAGTACAGACTCTCGATTTTCTTACTCAAAATGAAAAGGATGTATTTAAGACATTTGGTGAGATCAGTCAAAAAGAGGTAATTATTCAAGCTGCAGCTAGACAGAAATACATCGACCAGGGTCAATCTCTAAACATAATGATCCCACCTAACACCAAACCTAAGGACGTTAATGAGCTAATGATATTTGCCTGGGAGCAAGGCATTAAGAGCTTATACTATCAAAGAAGTGCTAACCCTGCTCAAGAGTTAGCTCGATCAATTCTAGAATGCAAGAGCTGTGAGGCATAAATAATTCTATGAGATTAGTAGCATTAATGGAGTCAATTAAATCTGCTCTATCAACAGAGGAGAGTCTAAAAGAGTTTATCTACAAACGTTTAGCCGGAGCTAAGAAGATTCAAGCTGCTGCAGAAAAGAAAGGCGGTTACTCTACATTGACAGCTATTCATTTTAAAGCAAAATTTAAACCTTATAATGAATGCACCAAACACATATCAAAAACAGGCTTTGCCGAGCAGAAGGCTATTGAATGCTTTGATAAGCTCAAAGGCTGGAAAAAGATGTCACAGCGTGAATTTCAAACAGTTATGGGTGAACTTGAAGCATACGGTGAAGTATATATTCGCGAAGTAAAGCCTGAAAGTATTCGCTTGAACTAATCATATTCATCACTATTATCAGTGATATGGCAAAACAAGCTACTAAAGCAAAGAAAGCAGTTAAAAACGAGAAGTCGTATATAAAGACAATTACTTTTAAATATACCCCAACTTATGAAGAGCGAGAATCGATTGTAAATCGCGCTATCTACGTAGAACACGAACAATACAAAAATAAGCCGTTTCGATTTATTGTAGTTGAAAAGACAATGGAACTTGCTAAAATTAAATTTTTTGTAAAGAATTAAGCTTAATAAATAAATTCATCTTATGCAGAATAATAATTTCATGTCAAAAGAAGACAGAGCTTATTATAATGAGTTAAGACAAAAGTACATATGGGTACCGGATAATTTTTCTTTATTAAAGAAAAAGTTTGTACCGCGTAAGAAAAATTATGCTAAATCTCAATCACGAAACAACACTCGTTTTAAATCGCAATTGGCAAGCAATCCACGTTAAGACAGCAGCTGAAGCACTTTCAATGATGTATGCAGATAGTGCAACGGGATTAGATATTCAAGGCTTTGACAATATGGTTCCATATAAGTGGAGTGATTGGATGAAGTTACCTGATGATAGTAGCTCCAAATATATTAATACTGTTAGAGGTCGTATTAAAATTCCTAAAGTTATTGTTCTTTGTAATTACGATAAGGTACCAAAGAAGAGGCCTAAGTTTTCGGCAAAAGGTATTTGGTCAAGAGATGGAGGTATATGTCAATATACAGGTCAAAAACTAACACCTAATGAGGCTAACATTGATCACGTCTTACCGAGAAGTAAGGGTGGTAGGACGAATTGGACTAACTGTGTTCTGTCGCATAAGAAGGTAAATGCTAAGAAAGCTGATAAAACACTAGAAGAAGCAGGACTAAAGCTTATACGACAACCGCTTGAACCGAAAGCATTACCTACTACATTTTATATTAAGAATAAATATAATATACCTGAATGGGAAGTTTTTTTAAATTATAATTAATATGAGATTATCCTGGGAAGAATACGCTATGAAACTCGCGCAAGTAGCAGCACTTAGATCTGAGGATCCGCATGTTCAGGTTGGTAGTTGTGCGTTAGATCATAATAATAGAGTACTAGGGGTTGCTTATAACGGATTAGCTCCTGGTAAAATTGTCACAGATGTATTCTGGAATGATAGAGATGGAAGGAGACCATATATAATTCACTCAGAAGCTAACCTCTTATCATTGTTTAAGCGAGGTGAGTGTAGACTGCTTGCCTGTACGCTTCTCCCTTGTAGCCCTTGCGCTACAATGATTGCCGGGTATGGCATTAAGAAAGTCGTATATAAAGAGTTATATACCAAGGACCAAGGAGCTTTAGATATATTTAAATTTTATAACATAGAGTGTATTAAATATTGATATGCTCACATTTAAGCGTTTTATTGAACAAGTCTTCAAGAAGGGTGATAAGGTTGTTGATGTTAACCCTACATGTAAGCAGTATAAGAGTAAGGGAGTTGTAACAAACGTAAAGAACATTAAAGGTAAAGGTAATAACGTTATCGGCAAGAAAGTTTGTTATAAATGTACAAATACAGGTAAAAGCTGGGAAAAAAACGAGGAGTTGGAAAAGACTGTTGACCAACTTAAGAAGAAATAATTTCTGGCAAATCATGCCTTTTTGTTTAAATTATTAATTATGAATAATGATATGTTGAAAAATGAACTGCGTGTACTCGCTGAAGCTCAACTTGCATTTGAGCTCAGTGGCTGGATTCACGTTGATTCAATACAAAAGGAATTATATAGTAACTCCACAGCATATGGTACAGTTTACGAAAAAGATGATAAGAAGTTTTATCTTAATTTAAATTCAGCTAATAAGGCACTTCAGTTACTCAAAAGAGGTGCTTAATTATTACGATACACCACAGTGTTATAGTATAAAGATATTAAGTAAATGTAGATAAGAAGGATACTCTTATGGAACAACACTTCACTATATCTCTCAAGGGTGTCAATTACGATATTGAAATAATCGAAGAAGATAGTGAAGTAGAGGTATTTGTTGATCGCAAATTTGCAAAACATGAAGATGAAATACCTGAAGAAGAACTTCTTTTTGTTATAGAATATCTCATTAAAGAGGGGTTTGTAAAAGAACCATAAACAAAAAAAAACGCTATCTTGCAAGATAGCGTTTTTTACTTAAACTGTTGTTTAATTACTTTGTCTTACGAGTATTCTTTTCTTCTTGGATCTTTTTACGTTCTTCTCTCGAATACTTGATGATCTCCTGAAGAGCCTTACGTGCACGAGCACCTGCAGCATTATTACCGCTGTAGAACTTACCGCTCTCAGTTGCAAAGGTTTCAACTATTGTTTTAAGTGTACTGGATGTATCGCTCATGTAGTTAATTAATAGTAATATCTAATGAAAGCAACTATAAAGACGGTTGTGGACACTCACCACTCCCGGGCAATACAGTCGGAGATGTCATATTTGCTGTATCTCTTAATCGTGATCCTGGTGATTGTGGTAATGAAGATTGCTGTTTCTTTTTACGTTTCTTTTTTAAATACTCTTTTTTTAAGAAATCCTTGAATGTCATATTAAATACTTAATAATATAGTATATGAATAATGACCAAAATTTAATTGCTGAGGCTTACAGCAGAATGTACCTTAAAATGGATGAAGAGTTTCGCGATCAGATGCCTTCTTCAAAAGAAGTATACGAACCAGAAGCAGAGCGCAAAGAAGCACAAGCTGAGGTAAATGATACAAGTTGGGCTAAAAAATATGTTCCGTATGGACCATATCAGACTAAAAAATATCAGGTTGGTGTTGATGGTGATAAAGGGGAATTTGTTTTATGGTCTAAACCCGATGAAGGAGAAATGACATATTATTATTACCTCGTTTATAAAAATGAGGGTAAGTTGCATGATATTGACGAGGAACAATACAATCATCTTTCAGAGCTAGCTCTATCTCAGCGATAATTAAACACATGCATTCAGTTGTTCCGAGAAATGGAGAGGACATTGACCGTACTCTCAAGAGATTAAAAAATAAGATGGACGTTGATTATGTTATGGAGACAGTCCGTTCAAAGAGATATTTTGAGACACCAAATCAAAAATATAAGCGTAAACAAAAAGCTTTAGATAAAAGGATTAAGTTTGGTAGATAAGTATTATCGATGCAGCCTTTTAAGACATTTCTCATCGAAAAAAAAACATATACATTAACTGCTCAAGAGAATAAACAAGTAGAAGAGATTCTTGATACTTATTTAGAATATTTTGATTCAAGTATACTAGGCAATTACGATCCAAGACAGGTATACAATAAGGTTATAAAAAATGATCAAGTTGGTATTGGTACTATTGATTATTATGATAATGCATTAAAAACAAATAGGGTTGTTCCTGTTTATGTTTCGTTTGAAAGCTTTGCAGCTGATGCATCGTATGATGAAGCTAAAAATGTAATAGAGTTATTTTATAACAACTTTAGTAAGCTCACTAAAATAATGCAGCGTAATAAAATCGCACATGAATTATTTCATGCAAAACAACACTTTAAAACATCAACACCTGAGTATAGAAGAGCTGTTAATAAACGAACAACAAACAACGGATTAGAGACAATAAGAAGCGAGCGCGGATATTACTTTGCACCAAATGAATACCCCGTACAAGTTGCTTCCATAGTACATGAAATGGACAGACAGTATCGAGCCATATTACAAAAAATTAAACAAGGTACAAACAATAAATTTTGGGAAAATCAGCGTAAAGGATTTCTTCGTCTTCTTGAGCAATTCATTCGATCTCCGAAGTTTATATCCGATAATGATATTCCAAACTACCTTAGCAACGAAAAACGTTTTTTAAAAACACTTTATCGTAACAAAGACAATCCTAAATACTCTAAATATTATAAAGAATTCAAACAGAAGATGTATTGGTATTATCAAAATTTTAAAAAGCTCAAAGCAACGGAGGAGGAATCTTCTGATGAACTACGATGATGTAATTAACATTTATAGAAACTTAGAATGGATCTCTGAACAAATGGATAGTCTCCACAACCGTATTAACGATTATATTTTTGAGAGCGGTTGTGATATTGATCCTACAAGGGCAAGTATTAAACAATTAAGAGCACTTAATAAGGAATGTGATGAGTTACATGCTCGTTATGAAAAAGAACTGCGAGAGTTTGAAAAATTAAGTTGAATTAT